TTTCAAGGAATTAAAGAAGCTATACCAAGTTTTAAAGCATTAGGAACAACTGCTACCAATGCTTTCAATAATATGTCTAAAGCAAGTAAGGCTTTTGCCATTACTGGGATAGGTTTGCTTGTTACTGGTTTAGGTCTTGTAATAGCTTATTGGGATGACATTAAAGAAGCAGTTGGTGGAGTAACTGAAGAAGAGCAGAAACTTGCTGATTTTAGACGTAAACACGAACAAGAAAGAAGAGAATTTGTAGCAAATGAATCTAAAGATTTTGCATCTTCTTTGGCACAATTAAAAGCCACTAATAAAGGGAGTAAAGAGCGTTCTGAATTAATAACTGAGATAAACCAAAAATACGGAACTACTCTAAAAAATCTATCTGACGAAGCTGCTTTTCAGAATCAGATCAATCAAGAATTAGAGAACTATCTAAAATATCAAACTGCCAAATTCAAGTTACAAGCTAATGAAGATGCAATAGTTCAAAACTTAAAAACTCAATCAAGATTAAGGCAAGAAATTGCTCAATCTGAAAAGGATTTAGCTAAAGCAATTCAAGAGGGTGCAGGTAAGACAAGAAGAACATTAGAAGATGGTGTTTTAACTACGGTAGATGTAAATGAAAAAGCGTCTATTGCAGCAGAACAAGCAGCTAAAAAAATTAGAGAAAATGAAAAGGCTTTAGCTGACGCAGAAAAGCGTTTTGAGAATTATGGTAAGGCAGCGTTAAAAGCTGGAGAAGATATTTCTAAACTTACTAACAACGGTAAAAAATACGTTGAGCAAAATAAAGAGGTTGTCAAAAAGACGAAAGAAGCTACTGAAGAAATTAAAAGAAATGCAGATGAAGGCGTATTAGCATTAGACATTCAGAGAGCAAAAGAAGTTGAAAGCGTAAATGATTCTGAACAAGCTAAATATAATTATTTAGTTTATTGGGGTAATTTAACAAATGATTACTACAAAGAACAAGCTGCTAAAAGACAAGCTGAAATTGAAAGAAACAAAGAATTTGCAATACAAACTGCACAAGATACACTTTCACTAATTAATAGTATAGCTGAAATATATGGTAAGCGTGGAGAGAAACAAGCTAAAAGAGCATTTGAAATTCAAAAGGCAGCAAGTATAGCAAGTGCATTAATTTCAACTTATCAAAGTGCAGTTAGTGCTTATCAATCTCAATTCTTGCCAATACCTGATCCATCATCTCCAATACGTGGTGCTGTTGCCGCAGGTGTAGCAGTTGCCGCAGGTTTAACGAATGTTGCTAAAATAGCATCTCAAAAATTTGAAGGTGGTGGTTCTCCAGCTGGTGGTGGCGGTAACGTAACTGCTCCAAGTGGTGATGCAGGTGGTTCGGTAATATCCCCTAACTTCAACATAGTAGGAAACGCACAAGCTACTAATCCTCTCGCAGGTTTAGGCAACCAACCTTTACAAGCGTATGTAGTGAGTGGTGAGGTTACTACAGCACAGAGTTTAGATAGAAATAGAATTAATTACGCAACGTTCGGTTAAACATTAAGTTAATAGGTTATGAAAATTATAGAATTAGTAATAGACGAGAAAGACGAAATGAGCGGTATCGAAGCCGTAAGCGTAGTTTCATCTCCAGCAATAGAAGAGAACTTCATTGCCCTAAACAAACAAGAGGTTCAACTCAAAAAGATAGACGAAGAGAAGCGTATCTTAATGGGTGCTGCTTTGATCCCTAACAAACAGATTTACCGAGTTAACGAAAAGAAAGAAGAGTATTATATCTTCTTCAGCGAAAACACGGTTAGAAAAGCGTCTGAATTATTCCTAATGAGGTCTAACCAAAATAACGCTACATACGAACACAAAGACAAGTTAGAAGGTTTAAGCGTTGTGGAGAGTTGGATAATTGAAGATGAGAAATCGGATAAAAGCCGTTTATATGGTTTTGATTTGCCAGTAGGAACATGGATGATTTCTATGAAGGTAAATAACGATGAGGTATGGGGAGACGTAAAAGAAGGTAAGGTTAAAGGTTTTTCTATTGAAGGATACTTTGCTGATAAATACGAAATGAGCCTTATTCAAGAAAAGACGGAAGATGAAATTCTACTTGAAGCAATTAAGAAAATAATTGTAGACGCTGAAAGAATGGAATTAAGATCATATACAGACTATCCAAAAGCAGCCGTAGAAAATGCAAAGATAGCTGTTAGATACGCTGAAGAGAATGGATGGGGTTCTTGTGGTACTGCTGTAGGTAAACAACGTGCTAACCAATTAGCAAATAACGAACCCATCTCAGAGGAAACGATTTCACGCATGGCAGCATTTGAAAGACACAGACAAAACTCACAAAAAGAGTTAGGTGATGGATGCGGAAGATTAATGTGGCTTGCATGGGGTGGAGACGAAGGAGTAGAATGGGCGCAACGTAAACTTGAACAAATTAGAAATGGCGAAGCAAACTAACGTAACCAACTTTCTAAAGAAGCCACGAGTAAAACGTAAGGGCATTCATGCAAAGAGTAAGACAAGCAAAATAAAGTCAAGTAAAAACTATGTTAAAGTTTATACAAGACAAGGTAAATAAAATAAGTATGGCAAAGAAAAAAACAGTAAGCAAGACTTCACCTAAAGGCGGTAGACGTGGATGCCTATGTGATGACGGAACGTATAAGGCAGAATGTTGTGACGGAACACTACAAGCGCAAGGTGTAGGCAGTCTCGTAAATCAAGTAACGAGCAACGTCGTAAACACGAATACGGTAAGGCAGATTAACTAAAAAATACAACAGAGTAAATAACCAAAAGTTAATAAGGTATGAAAACAAATGTATTAACACAAATTAAGCAACTTCTTGGAATGGAAGTGAAGCTTGAAATGATGAAGCTTGCAGACGGAATGACTATGATCGAAGCTGATTCTTTTGAACCTGAGATGGCAGTAGTTATCGTAACTGAAGACGAACAAAAAATTCCTCTACCTGTAGGTGAGTACGAATTAGAAGATGGTCGTATTCTTGTTGTTGCTGTAGAAGGTATCATTGCAGAGATTAAAGAGAAAGCTGAAGAAGCACCTGAAGTTGAAATCGAAGTAGAAGCACCTGAAGCACCAATGGCTGAAGAAGAAGTTATGGCTGAAGCTGAAGTTACTACTCCTAAAAAGACGGTTGAATCTATCATTAAAGAAACATTCTTTAGCGAGATGGAAGCATTGAAAGCTGAGAACGAAGAGTTGAAAGCCAAGCTTGAAACGTTTTCAAAAGTTGAACCTACTACAGAAGTTGTTACTGAAGAAACTACTGAAGAGGTTAAAGTCGAACTTGAAGAGGTAAAACCTATCACTTTCAACCCTGAGAAAGAAAATAAAGTAGAAGGATTCAAATTGGCTTCCAAAAAAGGAAAGTCTACTATGGATTCTGTACTTGCAAAAATGTATAAATAAATTATAAATAACTAATAATTAATTAATTATGGCTACTACAACCAGCATCACTACAAGTTACAGCGGCGAGTTCGCAGGTAAGTACATTGCTGCAGCGCTTTTGTCTGCACCAACTCTTGAAAAAGGCGGATTCCAAATTCACCCTAACGTAAAGTACAAACAAGTTATCCAAAAAGTTGCTACTGACGGAATCGTTAAGAACGCTACTTGTGACTTCGACGCTACTTCTACGGTTACTTTGACTGAAAAAGTATTGAACCCTGAAGAGTTCCAAGTTAACCTACAACTTTGTAAAAAAGACTTCCACCAAACATGGCAAGCAGCAGAGATGGGTTACGGAGCATTTGATGTTCTTCCTAAATCTTTCGCTGATTTCCTTATTGCTCACGTAGCAGAGAAAGTTGCTTCACACATGGAAGGTATCATTTGGGAAGGTAACAACGCTTCTGCAGGTGAATTCTCAGGAATCAATCGTCAGTTGACTACAGACGCTGATCTACCAGCTGCACAAGAAGTCGCAGGTACTTCAGTAGATGCATCGAATGTAATTGCACAGCTTGGGGCGATTTTAGACGCTTGTCCAGCACGTTTGTACAACCAACCAGACCTTACTTTGTATGTTTCTCAAAACATCTACCGTGCTTATGTACGTGCTTTGGGTGGATTTGGTGCTGCAGGTCTTGGTGCTGCAGGGGTTAACGCACAAGGTACTAACCAAGTTCTTGGTGATGTATTCTTTGATGGTGTTAAAGTTTTCGTTGCTAACGGAATGGATAACAACAAAGCAATCCTTACTCCATCTTCTAACCTACACTTCGCTACAGGTCTTCTTTCTGACTTGAATGAGGTTAAAGTTATTGATATGGCTGACCTTGATGGTTCTCAAAACGTACGTGTAATCATGCGTTTCACAGCTGATGCTAAATATGGTTTCGCTGGAGACATCGTTACTTACGGAATCACTAACTCTGCTAACTAATATTAGCTAATTAAATAATCGGGGAGGGCGGTTTTCTTCCCTCCCTTTTTTATAACATTTAAAACTTAAAAAAATGTCTTGCGATATTTCAAATGGTGTAGCAGAGCCGTGTAAATCAGCGGTTGGTGGGTTAGATGCTATCTACCTAATCAACTACGGAGATTATGCTGCTACGGATATTACGTATAACGTAACGGATACTGATATGATTGATGACATCAATGGTGTGTCTAATATCTATAAGTTTGAATTGAAAGGTGCAAACTCTTTCGAGCAAACAATCACTTCGAGCCGTGATAACGGAACTACTTTTGTAGAGCAAACTTTAACCGTAACATTGAAACAGCAATCTGCTGCTAAACACAAATTGGTTAAATTGTTAGCATACGGAAGACCTCACATCATCGTTAGAACACGTGCTAACCAATATTTCATCGCTGGTCTTGAGCGTGGAATGGATATGGCTACAGGTACTATCTCTAATGGTACTGCAATGGGAGACTTGAACGGATACACACTTACTTTTACAGGTATGGAGAATATCCCTGCAAACTTCTTGAATTGTTCAACTGAGGCAGGTCTTGTTACCGTAATGTCTTCAGCTACTATTGTCACTTCATAGTGTTTCTTTCATAGTGTTTAGATTAGGGCAGCTTCGGTTGCCCTTTTCGTTTTCAAAACAAAATCGAACTGACGTAGTTAATATAGTATGATTATCTTACAAGAGACAGCATCAGCGCAAAGTTTTAGTTTCATTCCTCGTTCGAGTGCGTACAATACGCTACAAATTACGGACGAGCAAACAGGCGTTACTACAAACGTTACTATTACTTCAAGCGTCACGGGTAGTTACTATGATACTATCACAGCTACTTTCTCTTTAGAGGAAAATCACTTTTATACTTTAACACTTAAGCAAAACACGGACATAGTTTACAAGGATAAGATATTCTGTACTAATCAGACTATACCAACCTTTAGTGTAAACAACGGACAATATGTAGTGAATACGTCAAATAACGACTTTATTTTATATGAGTAATGTACACGTACTAAAGCTGGCTTCTTACGAACCGCCAGTAATAGAGGAATCAAAGAAGAACGAATGGGTAACATATGGTGAGAATCAATCTTACTATACTTTTCTCATGGATCGTTACAAGAATTCCACAACTAATAACGCTATCATAAACAACATTTCTCGCCTTATCTACGGAAAGGGGTTAAGTGCTACCGATGCTAACAAGAAGCCTAATGAGTACGCTCAGATGAAAGCTATGATTAGCGCAGAAGATTTGCGTAAGGTAGTGTTGGACTTTGAGATGTTAGGGCAAGCAGCATTCCAAGTACATTACACAGCAGACAGAAAGAAAGTACAGAAGCTATATCATATTCCTGTGCATTTATTAGCACCTGAGAAGTGTAATAAAGACGGAGAGATTGAAGCTTACTACTACTCAAATAATTGGGAAGACATAAGAAATTATGCACCCGAAAGAATTCCTGCATTCGGATTTGGCAATGAGAAAGTAGAGATACTAATTGTTCAGCCT